TTCAATCCTTCATAAATCATTTTGAACGATCCCGATTGTGTTTTCAGTTCATCACCCCTCAATCCGTTAGCATATTTACCCATTACTTGTTTCATTTGACTCAGCACTTTTCTATTGCTTTCCGTCAAAGTATTCGTCCGTATTTGAGTCACTAACTCATTTATGACCTCTTTACTGAAGGTAACTGCCAATACATTCTCCTGGCAGTACATCAAGTCATTTTTATAATCGAGGAATGTTTTCCGCTTCAGATCGGATTGTTTAAAGTAGCCCGAGAAATCAATTCCGGTAACAAAGAAGCAATTCGTCAGGTCATTGAATCCTACAAACTTTGTCCATTCTGCCAATGCCGTTGCACTCTGCATGGTGACAGTAATAAGCAAATCGGTAGCCCTATCGATCATGATATCACACCATGCCAACAATCGTTCTACACGTTCTTTCGATGCCGGCGCCTGATTGGAGCTACTCATTACTGCAAAACCGTTAGGAGTTTGTACAAGGTCCATAAATGGAATAGCACTCTGATAAGCCTTGAATGAAATCAGATTGTACAAATTAATTTTCAAAGCGTCAGTTTCTGCGAGCGCGGAAATAGAATCATACAAATCAGATCCGGTCAGAAATGTTTGAATTTCATTATCAGCCGTTATGATGAACGATTCTATTGCACTCCATTCCGTACCTTCAGCTGTAGGAATGCATTTTATAAATTTGTTTATGTCTGTAATTATCATAATTTTCGAATGATTGATTATTACTATTCTTGTCCCTGAGCGTTTGGATCAGCCGTTTTTACCTTTGCTGATGTTTTTTCGTCAAGTGTTGTAAGTTGCATAAATGGGATATCTACTTTCACATCATTCTCCCAACCGTTGTAATTGATAATTACAAAGTAAGGTTCGAGTAATATCTGACGGATAGGAACTTCCAATGCTTGTTTTATCGTGAATAATTCGCGCTTATCACTCCCTGAGAATCCGCCTTTCGATTTCCCTGGCGTTGCACCGATAAGCGACGGGTGAACGCTGTCAGCGTAGCACTCCATATTACTTGCTTCCTCAGTGTCATCTATCCAGTCGCCACCCTCTTTGCCCGGGTTAATGACATTGATCTTAATCATCGAGTTTTCTTTTCCGTTTGGATCTACATAATAACCCGTGAACCAAACTTTGCCGGCGTTTACCATACCGGTAAGAAACGATTTTATATTCTCCTTTTCAGTCTTAACCCTATCGGCCTGCTTTACAACATCAGTGATATTTTCATCCTTGAAAACATTTGTCCAGTACGCACGATTGATTTCTACCTGGTATTTAATCACAAGTCCATTCTTGAACTTAATTTTCTTACCTTCAGCAATCAATTGCTTGATATCATACCATCCACTGTTGAAAATTGCCCAGCTGTACGGAAAAGGATAATATTTATTTCCTGGTACCGGAATAGCATTCACCATTGCAAACTTTCTTGTTTTTGTTGGCGTTGCATTCTTGCCGTCATCTCCCGCAATTCTACCCATGCGTACTTCCAAATCTCCAAGCGGATTAGAAGGATCCAGTAATTCAATTATTTCGCAATTTTCAAATTTTGGAGCACCATTTTCAAAGTTGGCATAATATACATGTTCTATTTTACCCGTTTTTGGGTTACATGTTTCAAATCGGCAATAAGCAGCATCCTTGTGCCGAATTTGAACGATTTTATCACCATCACCGCTCAGAATCAAAACCGTGATAGTGAAGAAAAAGTGTTTCATATCCGTTTGCTGCTCCAGCATATATTTCACCGGCCGGTTATACTTGAAGAAAGAAAGAACATCCTTATTATTCACTTTCTTACCTTCCTCCGGATGTTCAATGCTCAAGCCTGCACCGTAAGCCGTCAGGATATTGAAAAATATATTCGATGACATAACTTCATCCTTGCGCCTTAGCTCAAGCACTGCATTCGGACGGAGGTTATCACTTCCCCACGGCACATATCCACGAACACCGGCAGGAACACCTTCTATCTTTGTAGGCGTAACGCTTTCGTCAATGTCAAAAACGGTAGTTCCTTCGTTTATTTTATCAATAGCACGAGCAGCTATCTCATCTACCGGAATTTCGAAAACTTGTTGTTCAAAATCTATCATAATAAAAATTTTAGTCCTATTAATTTCCCCTTTAGGGGTTAGGGGTCTATAAGTATATTTCTTCGTCGTTCAATTCAAAAATACAAATCACTCTCACTTTTCGTACCTCTCTACTTTCTGTAAACATTAGATTAGCAGTTCCTTTATGGTAGTTCGACGTACAAACTACTTTATTGCAAACCATTATTCCTCCGTCACTGGTCCATACCCGGCAATTGAATTCCTTTTTCGAATTCAGCGTTTTTCTTAATGTACTTATATGCAGCATAAAATCTAATTTTCAAATTATTTCCCCTTTAGGGGGTAAGGGGGCTAATCAAATTTTTCGTCGAAAGTGTCATCGAATATGCCTTTGGCGGCATTTACAAACTCACGATGATTAGTTTTAGAATAGCGGTATTCAAACTTAAATGCTTGCAGCTCGTTAGCCTCAGTGTCCGTTTTATCCACCGTTGTAAGTGCTATTTCCTTTTCAGATCCGGTTGCACCAGGCGTATAGGTTGAAATATTATAGCTGAGCAATAAGTCATCTACCCAATCCATTTCACTCTCAGTCAAAAAACCGCTATAAATCGAATTTTCAGCCACAAAATCCTGACTGATTTTTCGGTAGTGATTTTCAATATTCCCAAGGTTATACTCCGGTGTTTTCTTGATATCAGTTCTACCGGTAGCCGTGAATGTTTCGAGTACGCCAAAGCAATTCGTAAATACAAAGTATTTACGGTCACGATAGGGTGAATTGTCAACTATGTAACTATATTTTTGAGTTTCAAAACCGGTACCGGTCAGCCAAATTTCGTACTGAAGTATTTTTGTACTTCCGGCAAGGTTAGCAGCTGTGAGCAACTCACCCATCGAAGCATTGAAGGTCGTAATCTGATCAGCCACAGAAGCTGCTATGTTTCCAAGTGTCCCAACTAAATTAGTAAGCACATTGTCAAGCATATAATATACTTTGAATTGCTTATTTACAACACCGTAACTGTTTTTTTGAAGAAAGGAAAGATATTCATTTCGACTTTTCGAAGTTCGTTTTTCGAGGAAAGAGCGAGTAAGGAAATTAAGCTGAGTCCACAATACCGCTTCCACACTCATATCAGCATCGCACTTCAGGCATCTGAACGAAACTGTATGAACCGTTGCACCCTCAGTTATTGTGAAGCTGAACCCCAGGAGTAATTCCGACAGCGTGAAATACTTTTCTACAATTTCACCAATATTCCGGATATAAATAAATCCGGCAACATCATACACATATTTTTCGAGAAGAATCACATCCGCACCTTTCTTCAATTCAAACATCAATAAAGTATCGGCACCATTCTTCTGAAGAATGATATCCGGTATTGATTTCTGAAAATAAAGGCTATTATCGGCAGGTTCTTGAATTATAGTCATACAAAAAGCGGTTGAATTAATTTGATAGTACAAATTAAGTCAACCGCTAGAAGGTAAAAAAAGACAAGAAACAAATTAGTCGAATGCTAAATACTGTTTAGAATTTAATTCTATTACATATTTATCAAATTGATTTGATTTAGAATTAAGAATATTAGAGAACTGATTTAATGTTAGAACAATTTTATCTTTAATATCAATATAATCAGCCTTTGGATTAACTCCAATTGGATGAACAAATGGAAAATCACGCATTACTTTAACTGTTGTTCCATCAAACTTAGCAATAATAGACACTCTAATAGATCTTAGTTCAAAAATGCAAACCTCAATATCAAATTCATCGCACTCATCCATATAAACTGATAACATAGCATCGCTATGAATTAATTTTAACCCGAGTTTATAATATATTTCTTCAATTGTTGTCATATCTGTTTTTTTTTACAAAGATATAAATTATTCGTGTTGGCGAAGTTCCATTTCGCCATCTTTTCGCATAAGCCATACCGGAGTATTATCATCGAACCCAATTGTATAATTGTGTGTAGCCATATAAGCCGCAATTTCATTCGTAGATAGGTCCGCCATTGGGCGAATATCGAGTTTAATTTCCTCACTCGTTTTGCGTATCGTTACAGTTTCACTTGTAGCCGGTTGAAACTCGCCACAATACCTGGATAAAATTACAATTTTATAATCCAGTGCTGCACCTGGTTCTTGTTCATCTAGCATGATTGACCTCCTTCCGTAAAACTGATGTGCATTTCTCTAGTACCAATAACAAACGAAATATCGGCATTTTTATGATCAGTTTTAAAACTAACCAGTGCTTCCTGATTCAGACGTTTATCAAGTTTCGAAAAAACAGACTGAAGAAGTAATTTAGCTTCTATAATTCCCAACACATTACGACCACATATAGGTTGTTTTATTGGTTTTTGTGGATAATGTCTACGTACTGAAGTTCTAAACATTTTCAGCCTCCTTCCAACTTTTAATTACAGGATCACCGGCAAGTGGAAGTATTTTTGTGAACGTCCCTTTTACAATGCATCCAAATAGTTTGTGAACAGCATCCCACGCGGCATCAAATATGTCAGCTGGGTGATTGGTTGGTGACTGAGTTTTGAAAATGTGCTCTTGATTAGCTGGGTAAGTTTTCGAACCGTTTACAACGGCTTCAGAGAATGTTACCGCATAGGTAACTGAAATTTTGTTTTTACTCATTTTGATTGTTGTGTTTGACTTTGACAGATACGGAAGAACGGCCGTATCACTTCCCGTCGTCAAACACAACAATCCTGAGCAAGCTCAAAAAAGTATAGGAAAATACAGCCGTTCTATAAAGTGGGGCATAAAAAATGCCCAGTAAGATGGGCAACGAATAAACGCTGCTCAGAATTGATATTGTGTTTGACTCTGCAAATATCGGAGTTATATTTGAATTGGCAATACGATTATCAAAATATTTATGATTTAAAGTAAATATTTTCTACAGATTTCAGTATTGCATTTAGATACTCTTTATTTATTTCTGGTAATGCATGCTTATATCTTACTGTGTATTCGTAAACTAGAGATTCAGTTTTTTGATCACATGCTATAGAATCATTTCGATACGATTCCAAAATTTGAATACAATCGAAAGTAAATGATTTATCAATCAACTTAATTGCTTCATCTTGTTTACCTTCAATCAAGCATATTATTGCCTGATAATTACCATCTGACTCTTTTTTAGAATTCTTTCGAATTTCTCGAATATCTTTTGCAATTCGAAAGAAATAAATTAGAACTATAATACTTATAACAAAGGAAATTAGATAAATACAAATAGTAAATCCACTTGGTTCATTTGAATACATAATACATTGAATTAAGTTAGTAATAGTAATTATTGAGAACAAAGGTACAAATTAAATTAACGCAAAAATCCCCGAATCATAGATTGGGGAATAAAACTTCTAAAAATTTATTTTTTCAACTCTGCCTTATTCGGGCGTTTTCCGCCTTTTGCTACTTTTGGCGGGACAAAAGTAGTCCAAAAACAATGCTTCACCCCTCTTTTTTAGAGCAGTGAAGCCACTTTTCAGAACGTTTTAAGCGTTATTTTGCTGCTGTTGGGTGTACTTGCTTTTCAGAAAAAACAAAGCAAAGAGGGTAAAAATCCATTTTCCTGTCTTCCTGCTCAGGTGTTGTTACTTCCTCCTTTTTTTCGTGTCGTTTCGGACTTCCCCACAACAATAAGGCTTTTTCTCCTTTATTCACACTCATGTTTATTTCATTCCATTGGTGCATAGTTTTCAAATTTACGTGTCCGTTTTTTGCGTAAATATCAATTACTCCTTCGTTTACAGTATCATATTTCCCCTCTTTTACAAGTATCTGAATACCTTTAGAAAGTGCCTTTAATTCGTCCCTCTTTGCTTTCATGGCCGCCTTTTGAGCTTCCGTTGGTTGGCGTTTAGTAGAAAATTTTCTCTTTGCTTGTATATTTGCCTGAGTTTCCATACTTTTGTGATGTTAGTTTTTAAAATTTGATTTTTTGAATTAATAAAAAGTTAAGCGTGTGAGACGGCTCGAAATCCAGTCTCACACGCTTTTTTTCATCCTACCAATTCAGTTTCTATTTTAGAAACCTCATCCAAAATTTTGGTATTTAAGCCCATGATAAAGAACAAAATCAAATCTGTGTTTGAAATTGTAAACTTTTCATCATCACGATATCCACCATTAGTCGTGAATGTCAACTTAAATTTTGTTGATTCAAAATTGCCAGAATTAATCTCCTGGTCAATCTGTTTTTTAAATTCCTCAAGCGATGAATTTTTCAAAAGGAAAACAGCCCGATTATCGGCTAACCTTTTTTTGTGTGTAATTTCTTGAAGTTGGGCTTCAAGTTTAGATGTTACGCTCTCGATTGTCTCGTTAGTTGGTTCAACTACTTTCAAATTGTTTTTCATAAAATTTTGTTTTTGTAAATTAATAAAAAGTTTATTCGTCGGGGAGGCTCGATTTCCCCTTTTGCTACGCTAAATTACTACAATTTAGCGACATACACAACACTAAACAGCTATTAATCAACTGATTAAAGCTAACTTTCAACATCCCAATATTAAACACGCACATAAATATGAAATAAATCAAATCCAACCAACCGAAAAAACTTTTCTAACTCTTAACTCATTTTTCCGAAAACAATCAATTACAAAACTTTTATGAAGCAAAAATATAATCTAAAATCATGATTATATTAAAAAACATTAATTCAATATGCTGATAAACATAATGTTGATTCAAAAAACTGCATTTTTCAAAAAAATATTTTTTTAAAATGACGTACTACCATACTACTACCAACAAATATCTAAATATCAGCAACTTACAAACAAAATTAAGTAGTAACATTATTTTGGTAGTAATTAGTAGTAACGTTATTCAAAAAATAAAAATCATAAGGTTACTACCTTTATTATCCTGTAATTCAATTAATTGCACAGAATAATAGTAAGGTAGTAAAGTAGTAAGCTGATTTTTTATTTTGCACTCTTTTTTATATCTTTTTCTTAATATTACATATAACGTTATGATAATGTGTAATATAATAATATATAAAATAAAAAATATGATACAGAGATATACTTTTAGATCGGAAATTACCCGCTTTGCTTCGTTCAAACGGTAAAAATAATCACCGGTGATTTAGTTACTATTTTCATTTACATCTAAATGTTTTAAATGCATATAGTTACACCCTATAAAAGCCGTAATTCTTTCGTCATTTTTTGCCATTTTCCGCCTTTCAGCATCAAACACCACTGAAAATCAGCCACAAACGCCTTTGCAAACTTTTATTTAAAGTTTGTTTGAGTCGATAGACCCCGCCCCGCCCTCTCGGTCACTTGTCATTACACCCTTTGAAAAGCGTGTTATATGCTAAGATACGTTAATAAAACGGCGTGGAATTGTGAAAATGCACGGTAATACGGCCATTACTCTTAAAATTTAGCTATTCGCTCAATTTTTTGTGTAATGACATTATGCTTCCTACAAAAATCAATGGTACATTGTGTTTTGGAAGCCTTAAAGGTGGGTTGAATGAAATGAAGTGAGCGACTATACGAAGTCGCTCACCATGCTTGAGTTGAATGAGGATTCAACTGGGAAGTTGTTCATGCCAATGTACAAGCTGTCGAATGCATCAGTAGCATCGGTTCTGTGTTCGCGTAAGTCTTCGTCACTCTCTGCGAGCTTCTCTCCGCGCTTATCTTTCTTGAACCCTTCAGGACCCTGATAGATTCCTGTTTGTTCCATAGCAAGCAACAGAGCTTCGTTATTGCTCTTGTTGAACATAGGGAACAAACCTTTCTGTCCTTTCAATCCCATGTTGATAAGAAGGTGCTTATCCATGTGATTAAGTGGATTGCCAATGTGTATGCCAGTAGCATGCCACTTGTTACGCCTGAAAGTATCCATTACAACAGTGGCAAAGTCACTGTCATTCACTGCATAGTTGCTACCAAGTGCTGTGTTGTCATAGTAATAGATTACTTCTTTGCATTGCTGATCCCTGTAGTAATGGCAGAAGTCATTGACCAACTCTACCAATTTACGATCATACTTTACAAAGAAAGAATTCAACACCTTCAGTTTGATTCCTGAGCGTTGTCCTGCCACTATCCAATTGATATTGGCATTGTAGTCCATTGAAATACAAATAGGCTTATTTCGGTCTAAATCGCCATCCTGAAGGCATGATAAGTCTTTTGTTTTTGTAAAGTCATACTCAAGGTTCAGTAAGTAGGAATTATCATAATCGGTGTAATAGTGCATTGATTCCTTCAGGTTGTTGTAAAACCCATCCTTGAGTAAACCAACACGTTTACAAAGTATCGACGTTTGGAAAATCAATGGTGGTAAATCACGCTTCATCTGTTTGATATAAGAATCGCCTAATACCAACAGATTTTCAATTGAACTAAATACATTGTAATCGACTGCAACGCTTTGTAATTGAGCTAAGTCACGACAAAGGGTTTTATAATAATCAAACAGATATGATTTTGGCTGTATTCCTTTGGCTTGAAATTCTTTAATCTTTTGAAGTATTCTCCACTTTTCGTAAATGAGTCCATCAATGTGCTCAATTAGTTCTGTATCGCATTTTTCCTCATATCCTAAGAACCAACTACCTTTCTTGGTGGTTGGCATATCGGATATAATCATCATTGAATGGTGCCATGGTAAATGGCCAAAGTGTGCTTTAGTTCCCCCATTGGCCGGAATGGTTTCATTATTCAATTTTTCGAAGTCCAGGAACTTGGCTTCGTCGCAAAGAATAGAGTCAAACGTCATGGAGTTGGATGATCCGGGAACATCCTGAGAAATGATTGGCATAATGCTTCCATTGTACCAGGTGATGCAATGATCGTAGTTAGCCGGCTCTAATCGTGGCTTCTCGAATTTTAGTGATTTTTCGGGCTTTCTACCAATTACATAATGAACATTGCGTTTAAATCCGATATTGTCAAACCCTTCCAATGTTCCTGGCAATGTTCGGGTATTTGCTTGCTGAAATGTACCGGCAATGATGCCATGGGTACCGCGCGGCATTCGTTGCATATTGCGCTGAAGGTAAGGCTGTGCAATTCCGTGAGATTTCCCGAGACGACGGCCGCCAATCACGACTGTAGTTTTGCATCCACGAAGCATTACTTTGCGTTGGCAGTCATTGAAATATATTTGCTTGATTTCCTTACTGATTGGCATATTTTTCTAATTCTCGTAGGTCCATTTCTTCATAAGTGACATCTTCTATATCACCCATATATTTGTTTTTCATAGCTGCAATTTTCTCCCTGATATTTGGAACTCGTTTGATTCCAAGAACTGTAGGGTCATCGGTTGGCTCATACAATTGTGGAATGATTTCTTCCCATGGTATGCGCTCTGCATCTTCCTTATCGAGCTGATTGTATTTTCCATAAGTGTTGGAAGCTTTCACCATGCTATCAGGGTCATTCTTCAGCTCAGCCATTTCATAGGATTTCTGAATCATGTTGTTGAACTTGAATCGGTGCCAGTCTTTTGATTGTCGGTTGATTGACCCTAATAAATCTTTGATCAATCGCAAATCCTCATACGCTGCGCTGCGCTCAATTCCAAACTGATTTTGTAGGTGTTGAATTATTTCCCGGTCTTTTTTTGACGGGAA